TATCTCAGAAGATGCTGACATCGTAAAGGAGATTAACGAGCTGTTCATTGCTCAGACAAGAATGTTTATGTTCAATGGTTCTGAGCCATCAGGAGACGACACCTATCAGACTCCGATATGGATTCGCCCTCAGTCTCTTATGAAGGCTAATAAAAACAGCTCGCTAAAGAATACATACAGACAAGTCGTTGGTCATACTCAGGTTAGTGCAGACGCTAACTTTGATATGCTAGAGAAGTTCACAGGAGGGAAACATTTTCTCATTGATGTAATTCACCAAAGGAAATACTTGGTTTACAACGATGGAGAGCTTACCTTTCGCAAGATTTAAACACCTGTTCAATGAAAAAGCTACTCATCTTGGCTATAGCCCTCTCCTCTTGCACCAACGACCGCCCTTGGAAGGTTATTGAAGTTCGCCCCAAGGGGGATTCCTGCGAGTACGTCCTATCCCGAAGCAACGGATTCGGGCCACAAATCAAGACCCTGACCGATTCGTGTGGTGCGTACAAACTATTTCAAACCTTAAGCTTATGAAACGATTCTTAGTATTTGCAGGTGATGCCTATTATCCTGAAGGAGGGATGAATGATTTTCAGGAGGACTTTGACACCTTGGAAGAGGCCAGAAGTTTTGAATCAAAAATCATAGAAAAGTTTAAATCTATATGGAAGGACAGCTGGAAGAACTTCAAATGGAGTGCCATTTGGGATTCGGAAACACGAACCCACGTTTAATATGCAATCGATAACCGTCAGCCCACACGCTTACCAAACCTCCCCCATCGTCAGCCTATAACCTGACATAAAATACCCAAAACATGAACCAAGAACTATTTGATACGAAGCGATATACGCAATGGACCTCAAAGCTTGGGGCCGAATCAATCGAGCAAGAGTCAAGCAATTTGCAATCTGTTTTGCAGAATAGGGCTGCATTTAGCGATTTAACCATTAAAATTGCAGAAAAAAAGCTACACCTACTAAACAAAAGACCATGACACCTGAGAAAGCCGTTTACATCATAAGGTCTCTTGTGGATGAATATGGCATTTCGCAATCCACAATGGCCAAGCATTTAGATATGTCGAGGGGAGGATTCATTAAAGTATACAATGGTCAGAGCAGACCATCATCAGTCTTTGTGTCCAACGCATCAAGGCTCATCAGAAGAATACGAATGGAGGTGTCCAATGGATAGACACCTAGTTGGAGTGTATGGCACTCTAAAGCGCAATAGAGGCAACCACCCTTACATGGAGTACGCTGATGCCGAGTTCTTAGGCGATTGCGAAACCAAGGCGAAGATGAGGCTATGCGTTGACGGGCTCCCCTACTTAATCAAAGGAGAGCACGAGGATGGCGAGAATGTCAAGATAGAGCTCTACTCCGTTGATGATGTGGGGCTCAAGATTTTAGATTCCCTTGAGGGCCACCCTTACTTCTACGAGCGAGAGAAGATACCGCTCATCATGGAGGACGGCTCAGAGATTGAAGCTTTTGTTTATCAAGTAACCCAAAAATATGACAATGGAAGATACCAAAAAGAGTACTAACGAAAAGATTATCGAGCAAGTCCGTGCTATTGAGACCTTGCTCATCGAGAAGAACATTGCTTACGGGGATAGCGCAACGAACCCTGCGAATGTGTTCAGTAAGAAATCACCGAGGGATTCTATCTGTGCTAGGATAGATGATAAGTTGAACCGCATCAAGAACCGAGGGCTCAACGACCACACCGAAGACACCGTAACTGATTTAATTGGCTATTTAATTTTATTAAAAATCGTATTACAAGATGAACGAGAGCAACCCACTAGACAAGAGGATAACGGTGTTCAAGACACTGACGGACACAGCGAGCCCGATTGTCGCCACACTTGGACAAGTAGTTCAACAAGTGGCGAACCCAAAAAAGTATTCTTTAACGATTATTGAGCGCATTCGCTCAGGCGAGGCGACTAAAGACGAGAAGAAGCAGCTACCTATTATCTGCTTCTCTGGGGTGTTCAAGACGAGGGACGATGCGTCCCTTGAGGAGCACTCTGGCTTGATGGTTATCGACATCGACGATGTTAACGCTGTAGAAGCCAAGAGGCATATAGCACTGGACAAGCACACGCTTGTATGCTTCGTGTCCCCCTCTGGTAGAGGCATCAAGGTCGTGGTAAGGATATCAAACTCTGAACGCCACCGAGACCACTACCGCTCCATCATCAAGTACTACGACATCAATTACGGCCTTGAGGTAGACCCAACAGGTATCAATGTGTCAAGGGCTTGCTTCTTTAGCTACGACCCAGAGATTGTCTATAGGGAGGACGCTGAACCCTACGGGGGTCTTCTCTCCGAACGAGCCGAAGCGCAACAGATTGAAGTTAAAACAGCTGGTATCACAGACTATGAACAGCTGAACATAGCGTGTCGCATGATTCGTAGAGCTGAGCAGGGGGAGAAGCACGATGTGCTACTTCGTGCCTCCGTGCTCTGTGGTGGTTACGTCGCTGCCTCACTGATGGAGGAGGATGAGGTCGTCCGTGTATTGGCTAGGGAGATAAGCAAGCGAGATGTGGACTCCATGCAGGTAGCCATGAACACCATCAGGGACGGCTTAGAGCGAGGCAAATTGATGCCCATCAAGAATGTCCTTGACGAGCGTGATAAGATGCGTAGGGAGCTCCTAATCAGCGATGGGGATATGTCCTTCATCTCCTCTGACGACGACGATTACAAGTGGATTTCTATGTTCGCAAGAGGGGAGATTCCTCAAGGTCTGTCCACTGGAATTGAGAAGGTTGACGCTCACTGGCGGTTCAAGAAGAACTTTATGGTTATCAACGGCCATTCCAACATCGGTAAGACGACCTTCGCATTGTACCTACAGGTGGCTAGCTCCATGAAGCATGGATGGAAGTGGTTGCTATACACCTCCGAGAACAAGACCGCCTCCGTGAAGATGAAACTAATGACCTTTGCCATGGGTAAGACCATTGAGTCGATGACCAAGGCTGAATTGAAGCTCAGCTACGACTGGGTTCGAGCTCACTTCACGATTATCGAGAACAACAAAACCTACTCCTTCTATGACCTCCTCGTCTTCACTGAGAAGGTTCTACGCCAAGAGAGGCTTGATGGGGTCCTCATAGACCCCTATAATGGCCTTAAGCGTGATATGAGGCAGGGTTCCACCTTGGGTGTACATGAGTACGATTACGAAGCGATTAGCGAGATGCTGACGATGGCAAACGCCAACGGCATTGCAGTGTGGCTCAACGCTCACGCAGTAACGGAAGCCCAGCGTATGAAGGGCCCAGACGGATTGCCCATTGCCCCGTTTGCCGAGCAGACCGAGGGAGGTGGTAAGTTCGTAAATAGAGCGGATGATTTCGTGACCTTCCACAGAAAGATTCAGCATCCCGATGCAGCGTTGAGGCGAACTGTTGAGATGCACGTCCGTAAGATTCGTGAGACAGAAACGGGGGGTTCCCCTACATCGTTGGACAACCCTCTCATGTTCGAGTGCAACTTCGACAGGAACACCTTCTACTTCAACGATGGTTCGCTGATGTTCAATCCTTTAGCTTGTGGAGAACTAAGTGAAACTTTATTTAGATAATTGACAGATAGGTTCATAGATTTACAGATGGCTAAAAAAACCAAGATAAATGCAGAGAAGAACTTCTACGATGGCATCCAATTCAAGAGTGGTCTGGAGCTCTACTGCTACAAGAAACTCAGAGCCGCTGGTTTGGTATTCGACTATGAGTCGGAATCGTACACGCTCATGGACGGCTTCGTTTTCTCAGGTACCTACTTTAAGTGTACCAACGGGGCTCAGCTCATGGTCAACCGAAGCAACGGAAAGGAGTTCCCCATCACCTACAAGCCAGACTTTGTGTCCCATGACCACAAGTTCATCATTGAAACCAAGGGATTTGTGCCTTCACAGCACACATTCACAATACGCTGGAAGCTATTTCTTCACTGGCTGGTCATCAACGAGATGACTGATTACAAAATCTTTTTACCTAAAAACCAATTACAAGTAGACCAAACCATAAACATAATCTTAAACGATGGACAAGATACAACTGTCGGCTTACTACCTGATGTCGGTAAGTCGCATTCAAAGACACGCAGTCGACCTGTACGAAAAACTACACGACGAAAAAGGGGACCCGATACACGACGAAGAGCTCGTTAGGAAAGCTTGTACCGAGCTGTTGGTGGATTCAAGGAAGGAGTTAGACTTCCTTAAAGACGCTCTGGAAGAGCACAACTCTCAGTAATATGAGCAGGTTTGCTTCATCGGTAGCCGAAGGAAAATCGGCAGAGGAGAGGTTTGTCGCTGACTATATCATCACCTACGGTCTGCCAGAGACCATCCTGAAAGCTTCTCAGTATCAGAACATCCACGAGCACTGGGATGTATCCATCAACGGGGATTGCATTGACGTGAAGGGCCGTAGGAGGCTATCAAGGGGCTCTGGTTTCAATGAGGCTTACGCTATCTTCGAGATGAAGAATGTAAGCGGTAGGACAGGCTGGGGTTACGGGTTAGCGACATTCATCGTGTACGAGTTTGAGGACCGCTGGGTGACGGTGGATAGGGACAAAATCGTGTCCATTGTAGAGCCAAAGCTGTTGGAAGATAAGCAGGTTTACTATAAATTTGCGGGCCCCTACAAGAACCACTCAAGGGAAGGCCGTAGCGACCTGTTCACATGGATTCCAGTGGCTGATTTGGAGGAGATAAAGACTAGTTCATTCATTAAAAAAATCAAAGATGCTCTTTAAACAAAGAATACCATACAAACCTTTTGAGTACCCCGTCTACTATACGGAGGGGTGGCTCAAGCAAGCTCAAGCGTTCTGGTTGCACACGGAGATACCCATGCAACAGGACGTTAAAGACTTTAGAGAGAACTTATCTGACCACGAGAAACAGCTCGTTGGGAACATCTTGCTAGGCTTCGCTCAAACAGAGTGTGCTGTGTCCGACTATTGGACAAATCAGGTCACAAGGTGGTTTCCGAAGCATGAAATCATCCAGATGGCAATGATGTTTGGCTCTCAGGAGACCATCCATGCAACGGCCTACAGCTACCTCAACGAGACCTTGGGATTGGAGAACTTCGACGGCTTCCTCCACAACGAGGTAACGAAGAACAAGTTCGACAACCTGATGAACACCAAGAACGACTACACCTATGTGGAGCTGGCAACGATGCCACTCGCTAGGGTCGAGGTAGCTAAGTCGCTGGCGGTGTTTTCTGCCTTCGCTGAGGGTGTGTCGCTGTACTCTTCCTTCGCTGTGCTGTATTCCTTTCAGATGCGCAACCTCCTAAAGGGGATAGGGCAGCAGATGAAATGGTCTGTGAGGGATGAATCCTTGCACTCTAAGATGGGTTGTATGCTATTCAGGCAGATGTGCGAAGAGTACCCAGAGCTTAGGGATGCAGCGAGAGAGAAGATTCTGGAGGCTGCTCATTTGAGCGTCAACATGGAGATTGATTTCATCAACAAGATGTTTGAGAACGGG